GAACCTCCCTGATAGTGCGCGGAACCGTTCAGCCCCGCAGTGAAAACAAACATAAAGTTCGACAACAGAATGCTCAGTGATTGATTGATCGACAAGTCTGAAATCATTTTGGCAAGTCATGGCTTAAATACCTCAGTTCGACGATCCTTGCACACTCTCTCAGCTTTGATACGTTGGTTCGCTTCATAACCTCGATTGCGATTGCAACGAAGGTTTCGACTTCAGCACGTTCATCGTCCCCCCACCCGATCAGTTCTGCAATACAAGACTTGAGACGCTCGTCCTTTAGCTTTGCGATTGTCTCAACGACATACTCCAGGTCATCTCTCGACAGACTGTTGCGCTGCTGGACGAGTTCGATCATCCGTCCTGCAATCTGATTGACAGTGATCGGGTCTTTACGCATTCTTCTCCTTCAGCTTCGCATCGACCATATAAACCAGCGCCTGCCAGTTTGTTTTGTCGCCGAACGTCGCTCGATTAACCAGCGCACGCGCCTCGTCGTCTGTAAGCTCGACCCATTGGTGCGGTGAGGCGTAGAGTGGTCGAACGTTGAAACCGTTCTCTCGTGTGATGTCATCCTGCGATTGCGTAACCCAATTTCGAATCACTTCGTCTCGGTTGTCTGACAAAAAGTCGTACATCCACGCCACCGGCTCCGGCTTCTCACCCTGCTCGATGGCAGCGCGGAGGGCATCACGTTCACACTGATATGCGTTGTCGTTGCCTTTATTGGCTTCATGATCCAACACTTCCAGCGCCTGTCGCATTACCTCGATGCTCATCTCCGTCTCCACAAAAACCGCAACGTCAGACCATCAACGAAGTTCCGTTTGAACCGCGTCTCCGGTGCCCAGATCACATAGCCAAGCAGGATGCCAACTGCGTAGCCGATGAAGAAGGCTTCGGTCATAGCCAACTCCATGCAAGCACATACTTACGACGCCCATCACGCACATCAATCTGCCGATATTTTCGTGGCAGTCGTTTGGCAAAATATCTCGCTCGCCCGAGAGAGCGAGTGGCGATGAAGTTTGTGTAGCCGCGCGGTGTCACCAATTGGCGCTTTAGCATCACGCAGAAGAATTTCATATCTCCCCCTGCAGCACTTTGGCTGCGTGTGCGTAGTAGTTGTACTGCCCTCCAGATCGCTCGTGCAGGCGCTCCAGGATCAGGATGCATCGATCACGCTCGGCAGCTGCAGCACGCTCTGCAAAGCGCATCAGAAAAGCCATATCTTTTTCTGGCGTCTCCGATAGCTCCCAAAACGCTCCGGCCTCGGCAGCGATCTTCAGGATTTCGTTTTGGTTCATCGCTCCAACCTTCCATCTGGATTGCCATCACCGTCAACACTGACGGAGGTGGCTGGGACTTCGTAGGTAGACCAGCGGTGCCCACACTCCACGCAATCTCTCAGTCTCCACTTCCAGCCGTACCTAGTGTCCCTGCGGCTCTCCTTCACCTGTGATTTCCAACTTCCACACTCAGGACACACGGTTTTCCCCTGTAATGATGATCGGCACTCTGTCGCCAAACCCTGCAAACGTCAGTCTCTCCAACCGGCAGTAAAGCGTCCTGCGAATGATCTGCTTGCCGTTGAGAGGTAACCGCTTGCCTGTCAGGTGGTACTCCACAATTCCCTTGCAGTCAGCGATTAGCGATTCAACTATTTTCTGCTCGTCTGTCATGAGTGTGTATTAGGGGAAACCCGTAGCTTTGCTTTCATCTCTGCCAGTGCAGCCCGACCAATGTCTGTCTGAACCTTCGGGGCTGGCAGTGCGTCGTAGGTTCTGTGCTCTACGCGGTCGAAGTCTCGATACATCCGTACAAACTCCGCAAGGCTGGGTGGCCATTGCCGGTCTAGTGTTGGTAGCGTGTGGAGGATGCGTTTGATGATTTCTACGTTTGCCGACTCGAGGAACAACTGCCAGGACTGATTTGCAGCCATGATTGCGTTGTCATCGTCTAGGTACATGGATTTGACCTTCTGCGCCCCGTAGAGAGTCGCAAGGTGCGTCATCATCCGTTCAGCGAGAGGGTAAGCGTCTGACATTGGCATCACCCATGTTAATGACTCGTCCAAAGATCAAATCCTCTTTCTTAGCTGGCTTCTTAGGCGCAACCCACTCAGCCTTAAATCCCTGCCAGCCACGGTCTACACACTCGTTTAGGGCTTCCTCTAGCGTGTAGCCAGCAAGATCAGCCTCTGTGCGTATCCGCTGCACAACTCTCTCAGTGACGATGGCTTTCTTCTGCTTCCGATGCGCCAAGAAGTCCTGCCAACACCCTTCTGATACGTCGTCTGGTTTCATTTGCACCTCCTGACGCAATCGTAAAGAGGTTTTGTGCTCTTGTGTAAAAAACTTTTCTATCGATTGTCCGTTAGCAATAGGTTCTGCCTAACAGTGTTTTCTCTGAGCATAGTTCCCCCAGGGTGGTAGCCCCCAGCGTAGCTGGTCTGGCTTCCTCCTCTCCCACTGCTGTCATCCTGTGACAGAGCCAGAGTACCTAGCGGCTGCGATTCATCCGTCTGTGCTTGGTCTACCACCCGTTCAGCACATACGTTATCCAGTCCCTCGCAGACAGGCTGGGAGGCTCGCAATCAGGGTGTCGGATTGGCCTGTGTTTTCTTCCGCGCAGCCCATGCAGGCTCTTGATCTCGCTCGGAGTGCGGTTGGCCGTAGAAATGAAAAAACCGTCTAGGAAGACCCCGCTGGAAAATCCTTGTTACTGCTAAGGATCACCCCTGACGGGGTCGGAGTCTTGCTAGACGGTTCATGTCGGTTTCCAGGCCAACAGGAACCATCTTACATCAGAAACAGTTCGTATTGCAATTGCTGCCGTAACAACAGGTGGTGCAAGTGACATACCTGCCGTTGACGAAGTACGTGTGCGTGCTGCAAGCAGCGTAAGCAACACTAGCCACCAGAGAGAACAACAGACCTATTGCTACCTTCTTCATCTCGACCTCACTTTCAACATAGCGTCAGCCATTTCATAACAATGTTCTGCAACATCAATATCATCTTCTGCCCAATCTGGAGATCCACCACCAGTGTGTGCATAGATGCCCTGCAAAGCCTTTGCTGCGAAATAGTCTCGTACAGACATCCCTGCATCAGTAACAGAGTTTACGCACCCTATTGTTGGCGCAAGGTTTGGGTGCAACGGAAACGCTGGACCACTTTTGTCTTGACTCAATCTCACCTCCTTGTAGTGGAAAACACCTGCTATAGAACCTTTTCCCCGCACTACTTGACACTGAACCTGCCAGCCTCGCACAAAGCAACCAACGTCTTGCGGAACGCATCCTCCCATGCCTCCCGCCGCTCCTCTCCTGTCATCTTCGACCCCTGGTCGATGGCAAAGTGACAGTGCTGACAGAGTGCCGCGGTAAAGCAATCGTGTGCTTTCATCCCCATGCCCTTGCCGTATGCGCCCCAGTTGGCATGAGCAGCTTGTGTCTGACCGTCCAGACCACATCGCTGGCAGTCGAGACTTGCTACCGCTTTGAGCCACGCTTTGTTGCGTACCACCTGAGAATCTCCTTTGCCAGTTCTTCCCTGCCTGCTATGCCGCGAGCCTTTTCAACACGCTCGAGATACTCCGTCCGTTTAGGCTTTGTCCAAGACAACACAGTTTGAGCCTCACAGTAGATCGTGTAAGCCTTGGACTGTAGTCCGACTACGGAGCCATCAGGGAGAGTGACGAGTCTTGCGTTGTCATGTCGTTCGCCGCACGCAAAACAGACATCTCGTCCGTCTGAGTCAACCCGTGATTGATCGCCCATGCCAATACCTGCTCAACGTAGTCGGAAAACTGCGCTTTCGTCAGCCCTGTAGTCGTCGGCTCTGCCTCCATCACCTGACCGTTGGGCAACTCCAACATCCTCCCAGGCAAGTACCGAGTCTTGAAGTAAGCGTGCCAGACATCCTGATCGTGCGCCTGACCCTGCGGACGTATCTGCTCGCTGATCGCTGACAGTGTGGCCCAATAGAACGAGTTCTGGGCGCTTGTTCTGTTGGGTGGCTCTATCCGTACCACCCAGCCATGCCGAGCGTTTTTAACGGCTTCTACAGCCCTCTGACGGGCAGTGTCGTGCGCTAGTGTGAAGATCACAGTTCCACCTCTTTCAACTGCCAACGGTTGCCTTCCTTAAACCACCCATGCAGCACCACCCGCCACCCTGAACGAATCATCTCTGGGTAAGCCTCGGCCTCCTCGATCTTGTGCCGACGTTCTGAGAGATGACCCTTGCTAGTCACCTGGATTGCTACCGTCTCGCCGTGACCGATTGCCAGCAGGTCAATGCAGCCCCAGAGGTCGTGCTTGCGCTTTGTGAACGAGTTGTAGTGCTCGACAAGTGCTACCTGATAGCCTCGCTCTACAAGCACAGCTTTCGACCTAGCAGTCAAACTAGACATTTTCGATCTGCACATCGATGTTGGCGTACTGCGGACACAGATCACCCAGTTTTACCACCCCTCCCGTCAACTCCTGAATCTGCAAAGCTCGCTTGATCGGCACCCCTCTCGTTTTCCACCCGTTCACTGCCTGCTTGCTGACCTGCAGCTGCTCACACAGCCTTCCCTTCGTGCCCACCAGGGCAGCAGCTAAGTTAATTGCATCATTCGGTGTCATCGCAACCTCAAATTGTAAAAGTTGTAAAAAATGGAACGCTCTAGTTGACCTCTGGATGAAGTCTACTGTACTATTCTTTCACCGTCAACAAACAACAACCGAGGCACAAATGGACTTGTACTGGATTCGTGAGGACAACTACAACGACAGTCTCGAGCGTCAGCAAGAGCAGGAAAGCGACGAAATCGCCTGCTGGCTCGACTCGGCGTCAGTCAAGGAAATCATCCAGGTCTGGGGCGACCTAGACCGCGATACCGACATCACCACCGACCAAGTGATCGAGATGCTCTGGAACGGTGAGGATGCGAAAGCAATGCTCAAGCAGCGCATTCAGGAACTGGCAGAGAAACAGTTCGACACCTGGAAACAGTCCTCCAAACTCGCATACAAGGCTTGCAAATGAAACACCTCGCAATCATCGCAGCAGGAGTAGTCCTCGGCATCACAGCAGTCGATTGGAGTATCGGTTCAACCTCAACGATAGGAGACCTTGT